AAGTAAGGAAACCCACGGTACATTCTGCTATCGCGGTAAGACTTACTCTAAGTGATTGACTTACCAATTAAATATTGTTAGAATGGGAGGGAAACCTCCCATTTTTTATGGATAGAGACAAACTTAAATTGATAGTAAGGAATCTCAAACTTCTTGTTGAGTCATTAGAGAGTGAAGTATTTTCTGATGTAGACTCATACACAACTAAGCAGGAAAACTTTGATGATCCTGCTATAAATTATATAACCGATTACGACGAAGTATTTGATGACGATGATGGATACCCAGATTAAACTTATCAGTGCAACTCCTGATGCGGAGAAGCACATGGCATATTGTGCCCGTGTAAGTAACCCTGCAAACCAGGAGAATGAGAAGTTCTCTGGTCTGCTTAAATATTGTGTGAAGCATCAGCACTGGAGTATCTTTGAGCAGGCATACATGACCCTGGAGATCAATACCACCAGGGGTATAGCGGCTCAAGTGCTTCGACATAGGAGTTTCACATATCAAGAATTTTCACAACGCTATGCTGATTCCTCCCTACTCGCGGAGGAGATCCCCCTCCCCGAACTCCGACGCCAAGACCTCAAGAATCGTCAAAATTCTACTGATGATTTGGACCCGTTTATTCGGCAAGACTTCCAAGTCAAAATACAACAGCACTTTGAAGCAGGAATGAAACTCTACAAGCAAATGCTTGATGCATCAATTGCAAAGGAGTGTGCTCGTTTTGTGCTTCCTTTAGCAACGCCCACAAAAATTTACATGACGGGCTCAGTAAGATCATGGATCCATTATATCGATTTGCGTTCTGCAAATGGTACACAGAAGGAACATATGGATATTGCTTTAGGTGCAAAAGAAATCTTCTGTGAACAGTTCCCTGCCGTTGCGGAAGCAATGGAGTGGATTTAATAAATACAAGAAAAGGATTGAACGTTTATGCCAACGTACCCTGTTATTAACCTAGAGACGAAAGAAAAGAAAACTCTCAGTATGACTATGAAAGAGTATGCTGAATGGAGAGAAGAGAATCCTGGATGGGATAAGGATTGGTCAGAAGGATGTGCGTCACAATCCAGAGAGTTTAGGTGGACAGGAGAAGCGAAGTCGAGTGGTTGGAACGAAGTTCTGGACCGTGCATCTAAACAACCGGGTGCCACGGTTCGGAAACATCGTGACTACTCCTTCTAACTCCTACTACCGCTTATGCCTGCAAAAAGAAAGACAAATCAACCAGTAGTTCCATTTGGAATGAGCAACAAACACATGAAAAGAAAGAAACCAATTAATTCAGACTTAATGAGGGACATCACTCCCCTCACTGAAAATCAAAAAGAACTCTTTCGTTGCTATAAGAACGATCAAAACCTTGTAGCGTATGGTTGTGCTGGCACTGGAAAGACTTTCATTACCCTCTACAACGCTCTCAGAGACGTTTTAGATGATAAGACTCCCTACGAGAAGATTTATCTCGTCAGGTCCCTTGTAGCAACCAGAGAGATCGGTTTTCTTCCAGGAGACCATGAGGATAAATCCTCTCTGTATCAGATTCCATATAAGAACATGGTGAAATACATGTTTGAAATGCCCACCGATTCTGATTTTGAGATGCTATATGGTAATCTCAAGAACCAAGGGACAATCTCTTTCTGGTCTACATCTTTCATTCGTGGCACCACACTTGATAACGCAATCGTTATCGTTGACGAATTCCAAAACTTAAACTATCATGAACTTGATAGTATTATCACTAGAATTGGTCAAGATTCAAAGATTATGTTCTGCGGAGATGCAACTCAGTCTGACCTCGTTAAGTCTGCT